AAGATTGTTATGGCAACCTTGAAACAGTTGACGAATTTAATCAAGGGCGTAAATACGCTAAAGAGATGCTTACAGAATATCGTTTCGGCGATCGTTCTGCATATTATTATATGAGTCAAAGATGTTGCAAAGATTGGCTAGAAAATGAAACTGCACAATGGGGGAATCATGAGAATTTATAAATGCAAAGAGTGTGGAGAAAGCGAATACTTAAGACAATATGTATGGATAAATCCAAATGATTATATGACTTGTACCAAGAATAACTTTGTTTATGAGGAGAGCATCCAAAAAACATCTGAAATTTATTGTGATTGTTGCAAGAAGTCTATTGATGGTCTTATATGGGAAAAAATTAAAATCGAGGAGAACGAAGATGAAAGATAGATTATTTATAATTTTTAGTTGGACTTTAATTTTAGCTTTTGGTCTTATTTTTTGGTCTACTGTAATAGGATGGATAGTATGAATGTTATGACGAGGACTAATCCTCGTCCTCGTCTTTTACTTCCTCTGGTATAGGTCTGGCCTTGCTCGGTTTCTTAACAATGGTTTCTTCAACAATTTCCCCGACTTCTATTTCCCCCGACCCCGACAGATCCTCAATCTCAATTCCCGACTTATGTTCAATAGCTTGTTTCCCGAGTAAATCAGCTAGGCGTCTTTCAACTTCATCCCGACTCATTTGATCTACCTTGCCATGCAATACTTCCCGACGATCAACAATAAGGCCCCCGACTTTCAAAAGTAAATTCTGCGCGTTAATCGCCGCTGTAAAATTGCCTGCGCTCCAGGCGTCATCCCTCAGCTTATACAAATCTTCGACTGCGTTATCATGCGTAAGCTCAAACTTCTTTTTCGCTTCCGCCATCAATCTTTCATATTCTCTATACACGTGCTGATATTTTCCATTTGGCCCCATGTACCGACTAACAACCTTTGGATTCTTAAAGCCTGCCTTCTTAGCCGCTTCTGCAAAAGTAAGAGTAGGATCGTTGACTGCATTCCAGACTAACAAACGCTGTCGCTTGGTTAGATTCTTTTCGTTATGATTCATATACTCAACTGGCATATCTTCTGCATCTGCAAGTGTAGGTTCAATCTTCACTTTCTGTCTGATCCTCGATTCGTCCTTGCTCATCTCTCACCTTATAGCTAATTAGCGTTCCGTTAAAATACCTGACTAATTCTACTACATCTGGTCTTTCAAGCAAATCTATAACTTCTTGAGGCAAAACCTCCCGACATTTTTTTACTAATTTATACATATCTTCTCCTACTTTTGTCAGAGCTCTTGACAAAACTCTGACAAAACTATCAACACCTCTCTAAGTACTACTAATACAATAAATAATTATATATATATTATTATATTTATACCTATATATATACTTTTGTCATACTTTTCTTTACCTACCCTTTTCTTTTACGATTATGAGGTAAATATGAGGGTTATTTTAAGGGTATCCTGACAAAATGACAAAACGCCTAAAGTGCATTCTTATCACGTTTTTAGCTGTCAGAGACTTCTGACACTCTGACAAAACTACGCCAAATATAGCCAAAATCGACCCAAAAGGGGGTACTTTTGTCAGAAAAAGCTGACAAAACTATTCGGGGTCTTTTTCTTCTGTTAGGAACTCGGGGGTAAAGATAATTTCTTTTTCTAAACCAAACTCTGCGTTGAGGATATCGTCGATTTTTCTCACGCCTTCTTCGACCGATTGCGCGTAATTGAGAGTTTCTGTCACGCCGTAAGTAAAGATAAGTAAGGCGGTAAACTCTGCGTCAGCTCCTCTGGAGATAAAATCTTCAAAAAGAGTATCGAGTCTGCGTCTACCTTCCTCGATGGTGGGTGGGCCTTTTTCCATTTTTACTATCTTCATATCTAAAGTGTAGCTTATAAATCTTCGTATGGGTATAACCAGATGGGGGTGTTCTCCCCAACGTAAGCGCCAGAGACGTTAAATTCAAAATATTCGATAGCTTCTTCTTCGCTCATGTCGTGATCTCTGATAAGAATATCAATGCATTTATTGGCGTCGTAGATAAGACGCTCTCCACTTGTTGCGATATCGCTGGACATACCAATGATGGCTTCGTCGAATCCGTCTGCTTTTAACATATGATCTCCAATAAAGGTGAGGTGTGTATCGTTGCAAGACTACACCTCAAAGTCCCTGGAGACAGGAATGAATAAACCCTGCCGCAACTGCACTTCTATTGTTTATACAAGCCGAATGACTGCCTGTTCGCGATTAGTAATACGTACGCTAATACGTAGGCTCTTCTTGCGAGCTTACATACCCTTCCCAATAGTCCTCTAATAAACTTGGCGTGTATAAAATATTTAGCTTTCGCATTTCTTTTACAAACTTTTCAAACGAATCGCAAGAAGCTGAAACACATTCAGCATCTTCTTGCATCCCTATTAAGAAATCTCCAATTCTACTCATATCTTCTCCTATATCTTTTTAGTGTAGCTGTTGCTACTGATTATCTCTGCAAACTGCACGCCGATAACTTTGTGCAACTTACCCTCTAACAAGAAAGCTTGACGTTCAAACTCCTCTTGTTCTTTTGTTGTCATTTTATTCCAATCGGGTATAACACCCTCTGGATTCTTGACAACTTGATCGACCCAAGCAATAACCACGTCAGACAATTCATGTTTGACTTTGGTTTTGGCCGTAACCTTTTTGCCTTGGTATTCAATCATTTAGTGAGTCTTAACTTTTCTCTTTTCGACTTCAGCTAAATTATTAATCATGTCAACCAAACGATCCTTGTCAGCTTCTATTTGCTGCAAGCTTGCATCTGAGTTAGAAATCTCAAGACTAGCAGACTGTAAATAAATTTTAACTATTTGACATACTATTTGTTGTAAGTAATCTCTGGTGTGATCCACGTAATCTGACATTCTTTTATCTATCGTCATTTATGTTCTCCAAAATAAATATACCCTTAGTATATCAAAAGGTGTTTACAAAGCAACTTAAATTTTATAATATTAACAAAACAATTAATCGAGGAGAAGATTATGCCAATGACAGAAATAGATTTTATAAGGGAAGGTATCAAAGCTTTACAGCCAGGATTACCAGCTCCCAAGTACAGCGACGAAGTGCAAGATGATATGCAATCAACTGAAAGGTTGCGTAAATTTGTTGAGTACATTCGTCAACATCATCCAGCTTTATTTGAGCATGCTTATAAGGAAGCATCTAAATAATGCTTGAGTTTCTTTTATGGGTTTTAGGAATAATAGCCGCTTACGCTGTAGGCGTTTTACTTTATTTGCTTTGGTGGATGAATAGAAATTTATGAAAGAGTTAAGGAAAGAACGAGAGGTTTTGGTTGGAGCGACTTTCTATGTTGACAAGGTAGACCCTAACGCTGAAAACTTGCCAGACTTATTAAGAGATAAGTTTGAGCAAGAGGTTGATAGAAACAAAATATTTTTTAGCATTTGTATTCCAGGGGACAACAGCAAAGTAGATTTAAAAAAACTAGTAGAAGAAAACAACGACTTAAGATATCAAATTAAGTTTTGGCAAGATTTATATTTAAAAGCAATAAAACAAGGATAAATAACAATGGCAAAAACGTGGGTTAAAGAAAAAATAGTAAGTATTAAAAAGAAAACATCTATTGGCGATTCAAGACTTAGCAATGGGTCTGGAACAAATAAACGCAAGACGCGTAAAAAATATAGAGGTCAAGGCAAGTGAGAGGCGTAAATTACCCTTGCGGTTGGTTTGACGTTGAACAATTACCAGGGGGATCAAGAGACAATGACTCAGTATAAAAAAGATGTAGAGAAACAAAGAAAGAAACTTGAGGCCGAAGAAGATGATAAAAAAATAGTTTGGTATGAGTATCAAAGAGGTGCTGGAGAACATTTTAGAAAAATAAAATATGCGAGCGGCAAAGAAGTCAAAACTGATTTTAAAAATGAAGAGCAAAAAAGATAAAACAATAAATAAGCTTGATCGAATAATGAAGTCTGGCAAGTTAACTAAAGTTGTAAATAAATTTATTCCCAAAAAGAAAAAAAAATAAATGCCTTTAAGAGATTACCAACAAGAAGCTTTGGATGCGCTAGAAAACTATATTGCTATAGAAGACGGCAATCCTTTGGTTGTTATGCCAACAGGTTCTGGTAAGTCTCATGTGATCGCAGACTTTGTGCTGCATATGAACGAGCAGAAGAAACAAAAAACTTTAATTGTTTCGCACGTTAAAGAAATACTTTTTCAAAATTACGAAAAGCTACAAGACGCTTGGCCCTATGGAGATATAGGTTTGTATGGCAACAGTTTAGGAAGCAGAGATACAGATAACGATATTATCTATGCTCAGCTTCAATCAGTTTGGAACAAGGTAGATCAACTGCCCTTATTCGATCTCCTCGCTATTGATGAAGCGCATCTTGTTCCAAAAGACGGCGAGGGAATGTATCGTTCCCTCGTTGTCGCCCTTAAAGAACGTAATCCAAACTTACGCGTGGTCGGGTTTACTGCTACCCCGTATCGACTTAACTCTGGCATGTTGACTGAAGGTGAGGGGTCTATTTTTGATGATGTCGCAATAGACTTTGGAAGCGGTGATAACTTTATTCGGTTGATTGAAGATGGCTACCTATCACCTCTTGTAACTAAATGTATGGATACTGAATACGAATTAGATGATGTGGGTATAAGGGGTGGAGAGTTTATTCAAACAGACTTGCAAGCCAAGATGAACGATAGCGGGAGAACCAACAAAGCCATACAAGAAGTTTTAATTAAAGGCGCAAACAGAAAACAATGGCTCATATTCTGCGCTGGTATCAATCATGCAAAAATGGTTAGCAGTATTTTAAATGCAAACAATATAACCTCTCGCGTGGTAACAGGAGATACCAATCAGTTAGAAAGAGATAAATTAATAGCTGATTATAAGAAAGGAGAGATTAAAGCTTTGGTTAATTGTGATGTATTGACAACAGGATTTGATGCTCCGAATACAGATTTAATTATAATGCTGAGGCCTACACATTCACCAGGATTATATGTGCAAATGATGGGTCGGGGCATGCGTATAGCAGAAGGCAAGAAAGATTGTTTGATTCTAGACTTTGCTAAAAATATTGAACGTCATGGTCCTATCAATCAAATAGCACCCAATCAAAAAGGCAAGCGTAAAAGAACGGGTCAAGCGCTTGTTAAGAGCTGTCCAGAATGTCAATCGTATGTGCCTAAAGCTGTAACCACCTGTCCAGATTGTGGCTATGTCTACCCTATGCGTAAGCTAGAGTTAGATTTGGTTGCATCTAAGTTAGATATTATTTCTAATACAGCTAAAAAAGAACGCTACGATACCAAGGTTATCAGCATGTGGTTTGGTAATCATCAGAAACAAGGTAAGCCTTTACCTGTATTAAAAGTCAGCTACAAGACGCCCAATAAAATTATTAGTGAATACATCTGTTTTGAGCACTCAGGCTATGCAAGAGAGAAAGCTGTGGCTTGGTGGAACAAAATGGTAAGTGGTGATAGCTTACGCAGATCGCCGCCTGCTACCGTAGACGAAGCCTTGTTTAGACAAACTGAAGTCAATAAGCCAGATTTAATTAAAGTCGATTATTCGGGTAAGTTCCCCAATATCGTCAATCATATGTATGCAGATAGGTAAGCCAACACGTTGTTATCCATTTAGAAAAGAGACGGGAGATTTTATGTTTATTCCCTATGACTATACAGAAGCAGAATTAAAATATGTTGGCGGTGGTAGAGATTGTTTAGAACAAATAGAAGATTTTTGGGATTCAATAGGAAACCCTATGTATAACAAGCGACTGTCTTTTGAAGACAACATGCTAAACTTATACAACAAGTTGCGGTATTGGCCAAAACCAATGCTAAATGATAGTGTCGTGCAAACGATGATTTTGGAGTATGAATATGATAATAGAAGAACTAAAAGAATTTGAGTCTGAGCAAAAGGGCGACACCCTGGTGTTCTCAGATATACCTAACCCTGTCTACCATGCAGGGGTCGGAGTAAGCAGCAGTAAGATTAGAGCCTTTGGCAAATCGCAACTGCATGCGGTAGAGAGAGTCCAAGAGACAACTCCTGCTATGAACTTTGGTACAGCTGCCCATGCTTTGCTGGTAGAGGGTGAAGAAGCCTTTAATCAAACAGTCGCAGTTGTTATGGGTTCTCCTTATACCAATGCTAACAAAGAGCTGAAGAAAGAGTATGAGGAGCGCGGCCTAACAGTTATTAAAGAAGCTGAAATGACAGCAATCAAAGGTATGAAAGAACATATGATTGAAGAAGGTAACATCTACCTTAACGCTGAAGGCAAAGTAGCAGAGGCTAGTTTTTACTGGTATGAGGGTGAAGTTCTTTGTAAGTGCCGACCAGATATTATTTGTCCGCCAGTTCAAAGCCCATACCCAGACAACGCCATATGTGTAGTCGATTACAAAACCACTCAATCATGCGACCCAGTAGAGTTTGCTTATTCGGTTAAGAAGTATGGCTATGATATGCAAGCCGCTTGGTATCGCAGAGGTATGGAGAAAGCTGGATTCAAACTTAAAGAGTTTGTTTTTGTTGCTCAAGAAAAAGTTTACCCTTACGCATCTAAAGTATTTATTATCTCAGAAGAGCAGATGAATCTTGGTTGGGAGAAGATGGAAGGCTTTTTAGAGTCGTATAAAAATCATTCAGACGGCGGTCATTTATCTATTTATAACTCGCCTAATATTGTTACCTTAAGTTTATAAAATGTACGACAAAAAAACTTCTATTGACTACAAGTTCAAAGAAGATGTATCTCTTGCTGAGCTAAAAAATTATATAGACAGTACCTACAATCAGCACTATGCCCAGGGTAAGTACCAGGCTACGGATATGATTGTAGATGCTGGCTTTGGCGAGGGTTTTTGTATTGGCAATATAATGAAATATGCCATGCGTTATGGCAAAAAAGACGATAAGAAAAAAGAGCTCCTTAAAATCATTCACTATGCAATGATTGCTTTATACGTCAACGATCAATAAAAATTATGCTAGGATTATAGGTATGTTATTTCCTAGCATTCCCCAATATCTGTGCGTCTATGAGGTAGACAGCAACCTTCATATGGTTGTGTTGCAGGCCAGGAACTCTGATACCGCAGAGTTATTTGCTTTATTGCGTTCTATGGAAGATAGCGACAATTATAGTTTTGGAAAAATTCTAGATGTTAGCGAATTAGATCCTACGCATCAAGTAAGTCTAACCATTCATTAAGGTGCTAGGTAGGTATATAAGTATCTAATGGGGGGAGATTATACCCTTTGGGCGCCCTAGCAACACCCTATAATTACAAGCTCGGTTTAGCTGGAGCTTTGGCTTGAGAAGTTCCTTCTGTTACCCAAGCTGGAGTGTCGTCTGCTTGTTTAGGCGACATCTTTTCCAATGGTTTAAAAGCCTTGATAATATTTTTATCATCAGGGTAATCAGGATTTTTGCTTTTCTCAATACCAAAAGAACATATCACCTTATTACCAACCAGTTCGCCAGCGTTAGCAGGCGGGTTGTCTTTTCTTCCTACAGCTTTAACCAAACTAGAAAACTTTCTAGAGGCTATCTCTCTAACCATTTCCTGTTTCTCAGAATCAGAGTTAGTGTACCAAAGGTTTAGATTGTCTCTAGCAATCCATCCTTTGTATTTATCGCCGCATACTTTGACTTCTAACTTGAGATAGTCGTTACCTGCCGCAGAAGTAGTCTTCTCGCATGTGCTTATCTCTGTTAGGTAGTCCCCTTCTGGAATAGTAGATGAATCGTTACTACTACTCGCTTCAAAATCAAACTTGACGTCTGCAAAATCGCTCATTATTTTTCTCCTTTTGAAAATCCAAGTTTATTAATAATATGTGTCAAGTTAGGCTCTTCAAAAGAATCTAGCTTGCCACTCCTATCCTTAGCAATATAGTTATCACCAAGAACTGTTTGCAACCAACGATTGGTTACTTTTTTCCCTTCATCATTTTCTTCGGTGAAAGTCCTAAGACATAACACTTCATCAAAGAAGTAAGGAATTTGGGTAGGTAGTTTAGCACCAACCATCATAGGTTGATAATGAAACATACCTGTTGCCTCGTCGCGAAGTTTATCTTCTTTAGCAACAAAAATAACGTGCATCTTTAGATCTCTAAATCTACGCATTGTTCTAGTCATTACATTAATAACTTCACCATAAGCTTGTCGAGGATCTTTGGACCTTGCTTTTTCTTGTGCTAATAAAAGCTCAGACATCTCGGTTACGCTGTCTAAACAGACAGTATCGTAATCAAGCTCTCCGCTTTCAAGCATTGCAGCAATTTCCTCAATCTCTGAAGCTTCTTTAACTTCAATAGCAGTAACATTGTTTGCATCTTTAATAGATAACAAACCAGCTTCCATACTAATGATTAAAGTTTTTCCAGGAGCAGTTGCACATGTCGTTGTTTTACCAGCTCCAGATGCACCATACATTAAAATCTTAGCGCCTTGGTTTTCAACCAATTCACTAGGACTTACAATTCTACTTAAAATATCAGACATTTAATCTTCTCCGTTTTATTTAAAAATACTATTTTAATTTATTTTAATATGAATTACAATGTGTGAACATTAATTTTTGAACGGAATGTAAAATGAGAGAAGTAGACCGAAATCAATGGAAGGTAAACTACCTATGGCGGTTAAAAAATTTAACCGAAGAAGAGCTTAAATCATTTAAGAAAAAAAATCTAGAACCACAATACAAGGAGAGGGAAGTGCAAAGAATAACTTTAAAGAAGTATATAGAATTTATTGGGACTGAGCCTGCGGCAGAATTATTTGACTGCTCTCCCGCATCAACTAAAGCTTGGAGGTATGGTTTAAGACAACCTTCAATTAAACAAGCCAAAAAAATTATCAAAGCATCTGGCGGCAAGCTAGACTTTGAATCTATCTTTGGCCCTATCGAAGAGAATGGCGAAGACTAATAGTGTTCAATTTACAAGTAACAGCGCAAGATTCTGCGTTGGACTTAGCTCTGGCTTATGCAGAATACGGCATAAGCGTAGTACCACTACATAGACATAATAAAGTTCCGCCTAAAGAATTAGGGGGATGGCAAAAGTTTCAAGAGCGACAGCCGACGACGGAAGAAATTGAGAAATGGTTTAAGGGGCGAGATGATCTAGTCGTTGCTTTAGTCTGTGGCAAGTTTATTGTTATAGATGCAGACACGCCTGAAGCCGTAAACTGGTGTGAAGCCAACTTACCAATAACACCTTTTAAAGTAGCGACAGGCAAAGGGGTTCATTACTATTACAACAACCCAGAAAACTTTACTACTTGGGTAGCCAAAAGAACTGAAGGCTATGACCCAGCTAAGCTCATTGATATTAGAGGTGTCGGGGGTTTGATTGTTGCTCCGCATAATATTCATGCGACAGGTGCTATCTATACTCCTACAAAAATTGATGATTGGGATCTAAACGATATTGATGATTTGCCAAATCTAACTCAAGATTTATGGGTAAAAATAACAGGGGTTGAGAAACTTAACGGTCAGCCAATAGCTGCACCTTTGTCTATTGATGGTATATCAGAAGGTGGTAGAAATGACCAAGCCGCTAGACTTGCTGGTTATTTAATAGCTAAAGGTTTGAATACAGAGTTTACAGAATTCTTTGTTCAGTCTTGGAACGAACAAAACAAACCGCCTTTATCAAGGTCTGAAATATCTACAACAGTTAATTCAATTCAAAAAACTCATGACAGAAAAAACCAACAAGCTCCAGCTTACATATCAACAACTAAAAGTGTAAATGAGCCTGTTAATCTTTTTTCTCCTCCAGGGGTTTTAAAAGATATTTACGAATACTCAGAACAGATAGCACATATTTCTCAACCAGCTATTAGCATGCAAGCAGCTTTGTCTTTAGGTTCGGTAGCCTTGGGCAGAATGTATAGAACCAATATGAATAACTTTTCATCTTTGTTCTTTATGTGTATCGCTAAGTCTGGTCAAGGTAAAGAAAATGTTAAAACAGTTGTTGAAACTATTTTAGATCATGCAGAGTACAGCGACTTAATGGCAGGAGATGGCTACACCTCAAGTGGAGCTATTTATAGTTTGCTTAGATACAAGCCAACTCATATAACTGTAATGGATGAATTTGGTAAAAGATTGGAAAGCATATCTAAATCTTCTAACTCAAACAAAGAAGATGCTTTGCAAATACTTATGGAGACTTGGGGAAGATGTCATGGCGTTCTAAGACCAGATAACTATTCAATGATGACGCTGACCAATAAACAGCAAAAAGAAGTGTTGGATAGATCAACGATTAAACCTGCGATTACCTTGGTCGGTATGAGTGTGCCTAAAAACTTTTACGGCGCTTTATCAACAGGCCGTATTGTAGACGGTTTCTTAAATAGATTTATTGTTGTTGAGTCTCACGTGCCAAGAACTGTCGGTAAAATGGTTTCTTTTGTCGAGCCTCCGCAATCCACATACAACTGGGTTTCACATGTAAGACAAGTTGATAATGAAATGGAACAAATATCCAGAGACAATGCTGAGCTAGATTTTAAACAAAGAGTGTTGAAGTTTGATGATGATTCTAATGCTTTGCTAGATAGTCTAGCTTACAAGCTGGTAGACCAACAAAATGCTTTAGAGAAAGAAGGTCTTGAGGTTTTATTATCTAGAACAAGGGAAAAAGCCATGCGACTAGCTTTGATTGGAGCTTTGGCAGATGATCGCAAAGCTAGAACTATTAGGGGAGATATTACTCAATGGGCAATTGATTATGTTTATTACTACGATCAAGTGTTAATTGAAAGCTGTAAAGATAAAGTTGCAGGTTCTGAAATGGAAGGGCGTATTAAACAAATACTTAGCTTTATTAGATCGCAAGGAGAATGGGGTATAAGCAAACGTGATATTGATAGACGTGAAATATTTAGATCAATGAAGTCATACGAAGTAAAAGAAATTATTGAAAGATTAAAAAACTCAGGGGAGATACAAGAAAAAGATTTAAGAGCAAAAGGAACTGGACGACCAACTAAACGTATTGTTGCGATTGATCCAGAATTTTTTAATGAAGATTGATAAACCAGCTTTAAGAGAAAGTCTCAGCGATGTAGCTGTTGGCGTGGTGATAGCTTTACCTTTATCTTTTTTTGTTCTTAATCTATGTAATTATTTTAATGTTAGCTTGTTAACCACATCTGTTGTTCAAACAACAGTATTTACACTTGTTGCAATTGTTCGCAAATATTGTGTGCGTATTGCATTTAAAAAAGGAGAGATCAATGGATAAGCCAAAACCAAAAATGGAAAACATCAATGACCAAAAACGCGAAGAACGTGTCGCTGGTTTTATAGAAGGCCTTTGGAATGTTAGATGCCATAAACTACCAGTCAGCTACGGCTTAGATTATTGGTGTGAATCAAGAGAAGTTTCTTTTTGGCTAGAAGTAAAATGCAGAACTTTTGGTATTACCAAGTATGACACTTTATTACTTTCTGCTAGCAAGCTTAGAATGGGTTCAGCTCTATCTTTAGCTACCAATCAACCATTCGTTATTGTGTATGCAATGACAGACAGCGTTTACAGTCATACTTGGAAAAGAGATCACATATACGATGTAAGATTTGGTACAATTGCAGAACCTGTTTATGAAGAAGACTCAGAACCTTACATTCATTTCAGTAAAGATGAGCTAGAGTGTTTATCTCCTCATCCATTAGGTTTTGATAGAGAAGAAATGGGTTTAGTTAACAACTACAAAAAGGATAAGTAATGGAAGACCCAATGGAAAAGCTGCACGATTATAAAGGGTGGTTTTGGGATCATGTAAACAAAAGAATGTATCGCTGGCATGAGCTAGAGTTACTAATGAAAGAAAGAACTTTAAAGGAGAAGAAGGATGCCGATCAACTCAAGAACAAAGGGAGCGACGTTTGAAAGAGACGTTGCTAAAATATTAAACGAGTTTTTTGAGTCTGAAGGTATTGACTACGTTTGCAAGCGCAACCTAGACCAATATCAATCTAAAGATCTTTGCGATATAAACATTCCTCATCACGCCGTAGAGTGCAAGTTTTACAAAGAGGGGGATTGGTATCAACAAGGTTGGTGGGATCAAGTCTGCAAAGCGACAGACGGCCGTATCCCTGTTTTAATTTTTAAATACAATCGTAAACCTATTCGGGTTTGCGTTCCGTTATATGCGATTAATCCTGAATGGGACGAAGATAACGATAAGGTAGCAGTTATGCCAATCGGAGACTGGTTGGAAGTATTAAGAAATAACTGGGATCTTTATTTAATCAAAAACTAGGCTAAGCCTCTTAGCCTTTGAGCAATATCTATATTAGCTGGAGAGCCGCCTAATAGACTTGGGCTGACAATACCTTGAGATTGAGGTGGAGTAACAGCTGCAACTTCTGGCAAATCCTGAAGTGTAGGTGTTTGTAATTTTTTAACCTCTGACTGTATGCCACCCTTTAAAGTTTCTAGTATACCTTTGACTTCTTGGCCTTCTTCACTTTGCTGAAGTTTCTCAACTTCTCTGCTAAGAGCGTCTGATGCTTCCGCTGTCTCAACACTTAAACCTCTAATACCGCCAAACTTGATAGTGTTAGCAACAAATTTTACAACTTCTGCAATAGAACTTTTGTCTGTTTTAGCAAGCATTCCAGTAATTCTTGGATTTGAAAATATTGTTTTGTAAAGACCCATCATCGCAACTGTTGGCCAGAGAGCCACGTTAAATACGTTCAACGCAAGAGCTCCAGCTACCAAGCTACCAGCCCCACCTGTTATTTCATCACTTACAGTTACTCTTAATTGCCTTGCGTAACTTTTTAAAGATTGGGTCATCTCTTTACCAAACATCGCTGTCAATGTTTCGTCGTCGTATGAACGCAAAGCTCTTTCTAAATTGCCAGGCTTGAATATATCAGAAAGTTTGTTACTTCCTGTTTGAACTCCATCTTTTAGTATTTGTTCTAAAGCTTGATCTTGTATGTCAAGAAAAGCTTCATCACTTACCAAGTTTTTAACTCTTATAATATCTTCAGAAGACTTGGGTCTAAAAACTATTTTAGCCACTTCTTCTGGTGATGCAGATTCTAACCTTGTAAATATATTTGCTTTTTGTATTTCTAATGACTGAGCGCTTGCTTCTGCTTTTTCTTTCAAAGCTTCTGCAAACCTGTTGAAACTAGGCGGATAGTTAAGTCTGCCTGCGTCAGCCATCGCCTCCATCTGAGGTATTCTGCCAGCAAGCTCATCCGCAACTCCTGTTAGTTCTTTAGCAGATAAATTAGGTCTAAGCTTAGAAAAATCATCCATCAGTTGAAAAAACTGATTTGCTCTTGGTCCCAAAAACTCTGTTAAAACTTCTTTGTTTTTTAACATCTTGTTAGCAAACTTAACTGGGTTAACAGCACCTGTTATTGGATCATCAATTGAGCTGTTTATCTGTTCTTTTATATATCTTCTAAGCAAGCCCTGTTGTAACGCTGCCCTTTTCGCTGATGGAATAGCTTGAATTATAGCTTTAGCATCCCCAATTTGATTTAAGCTAAAAATTGCGTTGTATACATCATCGGCATCAATCTCTTTATTGCTCATTATTTTTCTAACTTTTGCTTTATCAAAAGGCAAATGATTTTCGTAATAAAGTTTATTTTCTTTTTTTAAATCTTCTATGATCCTTACAACTTTGTTAGCGTCTCCTTTAATTGAGTGTAGATTGTTTGGAAGATCGTTAATTTTATTATCTAAGGCTTTAAAAGTTTCTTTTACAGCTTGATTCGCGTCTCCTGATAAATCTCCAATATCTTTTAATCCTCTAACAACCTTTCTTGTTTCTATTAATTCTTTTAAAGTAAAGTCTGGATTATCTTCTATAGCTTTTTTTAATTTTTTTAACTCATCAGGAATATTCTTTTGTCCTATGTTTCTAGCTCTGCCAATTATTTCATCTAGTTGATTACCAATATCACTCAAATCAACAGTATATTTTGGATTTAATTTTTTTAATCTGTCTGCTATTTTTCCGTAAGCTACTTCATGCCCCTCTTGTATTGCTTTATATGACGCAGATATTACTTCTTGAACATTTTGACCTAATTCTTTTTTTCCTGGTGTGCCAGCATTCATTATTGCAGAATTAAAACCAGCTGTTTCATCAGCTAAATCTGAAAGCAATCTGTTTAATTCGTTTTGAACGCTTTTTTCTGCTTGATCCAACTCTGCTCTTCTAGCCTTAAGCTCAGATATGACTCTTGAGTCTGAGTCTGCAAAATCGGAATATGAGTCTAGCTTAGCTCTTTTGTCTGCAATTTTATTTTTTAATTGATTTAAAGCCGCAATATTATAATTAATAATTCCTTGCTCTCTTTTTGTTTTGCCAAAAATAGTTTCTCCAGCGCCTTGAAATCTTGCCTGAAGTGCTCGGCCTGTGGTTCTTTGACTAAGTACAGCTCTTGCATCTAACGGTTTTATTTCTCCGCTTTTAATTGCTTTTTTAATATCAGATTCAGTTGCAAGTCTGCCAAGTTTTTCGTCTAGTCTATTTACATCATCAATACTGACGCCTCTATTTGCAGCCCAGGCATCTCTAATATTTTCTATTGGAGCCTTTCTGCCAAAGAAAGCTCCAAGAGCCTTCATTCCTATATCGCCAACTCCTTGAGCAACAGTACCAACTCCAAATTCAAATTTAAGAAGATCAGCTAATTCATTTGCATCTTTTTCTTGATAGCCTTGGGCTAAATCTAAACCTTCCTCAGCCGCCTTACCACCCGCCGAACCAAGTCCAGCTGCAATAGCATTTGATACCATCGGAGATTTAAAAAAATATTGAATGCCTTTTGCAATTCTTAGTTGAGGACTTAAAGCTGCTATAGCCCCAAAAATGGGTCCAACAGCTCCAGAAAAATCTGCAAAGTCGCCAGCAGTTCCAAATTTATTTTCCTCTATAACAATATTTTTATCAGATATTTTTTCTTTATCTAACAAACCTTTATCGGCAAGAGCTCTTTGCCCTTCTGGAGTAATTGCAAAATCACCCTTGGTTGTTTCAGTAAATCCAGAACTATCAACGTAAGCTCTTAAAACATTTTCCTTTTCTTCTTTTTTTTCCTGTCTGCCAAGAGCCGCTCTTAGACTTGGCACGTTAATACCTGTTTCGTAATCAAAATATATTTTGTCGAAAAGCGGAGATGCTTCTCTTTTAACCATTTCTGCTCTAATAATTCTTTGCGCTTCTTCAGCAGATTTTGCCCTGACTGGAATGGTCAGATCATCCGTCAGTTTAATATTGTAGGTGTTCATTGATTGAACTCGCTTCTCATATCAATATCAACAACGTCGCCTGTATAACCAGCGCTTGGTGTATAGTTTTCAGTATCAAAAGATCTAATTATTTTTAATAAATCAGAATTTTGTTGAGCAACAACAGATGGTCTACCTATTAATTCAAAGAAGTTTAAGTTTGTATTAATGTTTCCTTTTGTTTCATTTGCTGACTTTAATGTTTTTTCTCTTGAGTCATTTAGTTTTTTAAGTATTTCTGCTTCAGAGGTAAATACTGTAATATTACCAAAGACATCTTTAATTATGTCTCTATCCAAATTAGATATAGTTCTGCCAGATTCTCCTAAAATTTCTCTAATATTTTCTTGTTGCAATACTTTTAATATAGCCTCTGCTCTACTTCTAGCATCTATATTTTCCCATTTTTTAGGGCCTCCTCTTATAAAAGTTTTTGCTTGAGTTATTAACTTATTTTTTAAACCGTTAAAGCCTGTAGCTCCGCCGCTTTTTACAATACTAATTACTTCATCAACTTGTTTTACGTTGTTTTGAGATTTTTGGAAAAGCTTAATATTTTCTGTAAGTTCTTTGTTTTGATCTGCTATTTTTGCTGCGGCAGTCGGCTCAAGTAAGCCAGAGCCTCCACTCTCAATAGCTTTTAATAAAACTTCTTGCCTTAGTTTTTCTCTTTCTAAATCCCTTAAGCCGCGTTCTTCAGCAGCCATCGCAGAACCTAAAGCTATTCCCTCTCCCAAACTCCCAGCTTTTGCCAGTCCTTTAGATAAATTAGCAACATATCTAATAAAATTTTCATTATTAAATACGCTTCCAACTTGTTCTGGGGTGCTTGCTGATGATACGACAGGAGGTGTCGCATCTGCTTTTTTCTGTTCTTCAGTCTTAGGAGCTGTCTCAGCATCTTCTAGAACTTTTTCTTCAGCTTTAGCTTGAGCTTCGGCATCTTGTATTTCTTCTTCTGTTGCAGCAGTTTCACCTGCAACAATTTCTGTAGTTGTAACTGGAGCTGCTTGTCTTTCAAGTTTTTCTATTTCTTTTGTTATTTCGTCTGTAACTTCTGGTTGAGCTTGATCTAATTTTTCTGCGCCTGGTATTTGCAATAATTTTTTTAACGCTAGCTCCTCTCTAGATACAGAAAGATCAGGTATGCTTTCTTGGAATCTTTGTTTTAATCTTGCTCCTCCTCCAATCTCCCCTACAAGACCAGCTATTCCTCTAATAGGACCTTCAGCAAGACCAGCTATTCCTCTAACAATATCTTGGGTTGCCGAGCCTATATCTTCTGGACGTCTAAAAGTTCCTCTTCTTTCCTCAAAGGATCTACCGCCGCCCATCAATCCTGTAAAAGGCTCATCCATTTGTACGAATCTTTCTAAAGCAGATTGCACATCTGGACTAAATTCAAAATTAGGATTGTTTATAATTGGGTATAAAGTCATTCCATCTAATAAGCCAGAATCTATTTGCTCTACAAAATTACTTGGTAATTTGTAAACTTCGTTTGTTGATGTGTCTCTAATTGTTAGCGGCTCAGAAACGAATCCAGTTGTCTCAGCCTGTTCGCCGCTCATCACATCTGCAAGTCCAGGCAAGCCTGGGGCGTCAACAGCTGCTCTTTCTGGAACGGTTGATCCAGTTACTAAATCAATTGCTGAGTTTGCTTCTGCTTCAGACATACCAAAGCTAACGCCTAATCCTCTAACTAGGTTAGCTCTATCTAAAACTCCGCCAGCGTTTATTATATAGTCTCTAACGCTTTTAGGAACAACGCTAATATCTTCCATTCTAGGAAGTTCTGGTTCTGCTGATGCTTCAAAAGATAAATTTCCAAGTGGAGTAGATATACTTTCAGCAACAATATCTGCTCTTTGAGCTGGAGTAACAACTGGAGAACCTGTAAAAGATTCGCCTAAAGATACTGCTGGATTTAAACTGCCGCCTTCTTCTCTGGCTATCTGCTCAATAATTCCAAGATTGGCTGCTGGATAAACTTCTTGTATTTCTAAAGGACTGTAACCTTGTTGTACGTAATAGCGTATAAGCTCAGAATTAACTGGCTCTATTTGAATCAGTTTGTCTGAAGGTCCGCCTGCTTGAAACATTCTTCTTTGCAGTACATTCATATTATTGACTTCCGTATCCTTGACCTTGGTTCTGATTACCGTAAAGGCTTGCATATGTTCCCAAGCCCGCACTTAATCCATATTGAGCTGGATCAACAGGCATGCCGTAACCTTTATTAATAGTCGTAGAACTCCCTTGGTACTGAGGAGCAAATCCTTGTACAAATTGCATTCCCCTCATAGGATCAGTTCTTTGAGCTTCTCTGTAGTCATATTGTCTGCCTAGTTGAGTCTCTTTTAAGTCTCTTGCTGTTCTTCCTAGACCCATTAATTCTTGCCTTTCTTGTTGACCAAGATTTTGATATGTTGTTCCTAGTCCGCCTAGTTGACTTCCAAAACCTGCCATTCTCCCGC